GCCTTTCTTAGCTTCCCAAGTAACAGCGTCTGGATTCTGCATAGCTAATTCAGCAGTGCTAGGTGGAGATGAAGTCTCTCTCAAGACTCCAAACCAAGGATGGATAGTGTTATCACTTCCAACATTTATTGGTTTCTCACAGACGCGTTGACGATGACTTTTTCCAAAAGGATTTTTCACAAACTTAGTTGTGGAAGTGCTTTGCTGCTCCAACACAGCATGATGCATAGCAATATTAAAAGCTTTAGCTTTATTAACTTCTGGTTTTTTACCCTTGACATCCAAAGCTGGTTCAAAAAGATCAACTATGGCGAAATGACGTTCCACTTCATTCAAAGGTATTCTGCCACAAATAACACTGCCTCCTGCTGAAATAGCAGGAGTTGTGTTGTGCACTTCAAATCCTTGGGCTATGATTCTGCCTGGAGGATAGATAGGACTATCAGGTAGGTTGTCTATCCCATCAGCTACAAAATCAGTGGAAACCCAAGTTTCCACATCTGGCCAAAGTTTTTCTCCAGAAGCAGCAGAAGTAACTTGAACCCCATGATAATCAAAGGAATTACTAGCAGTTGCATCTGGTCCTTGAGTGTCCGAATCATAAGTCATCAAGTGTGGTTTTGCTGTTTGCAAAATTGAATCCATCAAAGGTCGAGAGGCCAAATTATTACCACACGTTGCAAAGGGAGCATTGTGAATCAAAACATCGAATGTATCAGCAGAGCCAGTATATGCGATGTTCAAAGCATGCTTAGTCGGAGCCACTATAGATTTTCCATCTTTTCCATCAGGAAAACCTGCCAAAGGAGTGGATCGATCATGAAAAGGGTCTAAAGCAGTGGTAATCCAATCATTTCCTTCCGGAGTGAGTGGTTTAACACGATTCTTAGCAAGAAAAGCCTGAATAGTTTGAGAGTGAGTATTAGTATAAGACATAATTTATAAATTTAGCTTAATAATAAAAAGTGAAAGTTTATTTTGATTATTTAACTGGCTGTTAGGTTTTATTTAATTGCTCCTTGCAAACCAGTTTTGTTAATTAAAAAAAAGGAAAAAAGTTAACAACTCTCTGATGAATAATACAGGCGTTTAATCCATGTATCATCCAACAGAGTCAAAATAGCCTTTCCTCTCTGAGTCAACTGCGATTTATGTTTTTTGCTAAAATCAATAGCTATTGATTTGAGCCACTCATAGACTTCCTCATCAGCGTACATAAGTACAGCCAATGAAACAAGTTTAGATAATCGATCATCATAAGTTGTATTCCATCTGAAATTAACAGATGCTTTTAACTTATCTTTTCGATAATGAAACATTAATCGCGGTTTTCCTTGAATCACTCTCATCTTCGGCGTCATTCCCATGAACATCATATCAAAGAATTCTTCTTCATCAGCAGGACTCTCGAGATACATCCCCACACGATTGAATGTAGTCTCAAGAATACTAGGCTTATAAATGCCAATCGGATCTTTGATAATCATATCATCTCCCATACAAAATATTGTTACTTGCAAAAAATCTTCATACGTCAAACCATTACGAATGGCATGAAGCATGCAAAGAGATAAGTAACATAAGGAATTATCAGAAGCAGTATTAGTTTGTCCAGTACTCATTCCAATCAAATCGTTAATTTCAACGCCTAAAAC